ACTCTAATGAAACTGCGTAATGCGATCCTTTCTGGATTGATGTTTGGTTTGGCACATGGTGTTGCAGTAAATGCAGAACCTACCAAGGGATACTTCACCATGGATGCTATGGGATGTATGCTCCTCAAAGAATGTACTAAAGATGTAGAACGTATCTATTCATCTGGCGATCTTCGCGCAGAATTCCCTGACTCTGATTGGAATATAGTTGCTGATGAGTTTGACCAGATCATGGTTGCCTTTGATCAAATCGGTGTTCATGTTCACCTTGCTGATGAACGTTACTTCCCAATAGGACATCGTGGTGTGTATCATACAGTAAGCAATCACTTCTATCTCAACAAAAGATATGTACATCGTCCTCATATTCTGATGAGTGTTGTACGTCATGAAGGTTGGCACGCTGCACAGGATTGTATGGCAGGAACTATTGATAATAATATGATAGCTATCATCATGCCTGAGGAGGATGTTCCTGAGATCTGGCAAGAAATGGTGCGTCGTACATATCCTCCCCATGCACAACCGTGGGAGAAGGAAGCAACCTGGGCAGGTAAGACTGAAGGTATGACTCAGAAAGCACTTGAATCTTGTGCCCGTGGTACTATGTGGACTGATTATGAACCTACCCCTATGACTCGTGAATGGTTGGAGAAAAATAATTACATCAAGCCCGAATAAATACTAAGAAACCCCGGACAACATGGCAGTTAATATTGACGGCATACAACAGGAAACTACAACAGGATATGTAGGAAAGGACGGGTTTTACTGGTGGGTTGGTGAAGTCGAAGATAACGAAGACCCTATGGAAATTGGCAGGGTTCGTGTGCGTATTCTTGGATGGTATACCAACTTTGTTTCAGGAACTACTGATAATTTACCTACAGATTATCTGCCATGGGCAACAGTGTTGCAGCACACTTCTCAAGCGGGCAATGATGGTCAGGGAGAAAGTTCTGGTCAATTACAACCAGGTGCCATTGTTTTAGGGTTCTTCATGGATGGTGAGTATGCTCAGATGCCCATGGTTTTGGGTGTGATGCGTGTACAGAAATCGGATAGAACTATTGGCAGCAGACTATTCTCTTTCACTGATCAAAACATTCCTGCCGGTAATGCTATCAATCAATCTGCAATCCATCCTGTAGAAAAAAATATTGTAAATCCAGTCTCTAATAGGCAGAGTGGTACTAATATCGTTGCATATCCCGGTCAAACAACAACTACTGCTGGTGGAATTGGATCTGCAAAAAATATTGGATCGCAGTCTACTATCCCAGGAAGTTCTGTAAATTCTATTAAACCAATTAATGGAACAAAACCGATTGCTGCAGCAAATGGTATTGGTGGACCATGGAAAACTTTAGAGTATAAATTATCTTATCTTATTGAAGACATTTCAAATGTCATTGGATCATTGGTTGTTGTTGATAATGGCAACTATATTGATTTAATCAACGGCAAGTTGGTTACAAAGGATGAACTGACTAGAAAGATTCAAAACTATCTTGGATCAATTTATGCTCAAGTTATTTCTGCTATCAGAGAATCCCTCGTTAATCTCGCTCAGGATTTGAAGGGAACATCTTTAAGTGAGTATACTACAGGAGTACCATTCTCTGTGTATAACGCCATTCACTCTGCTGTCACTACAATCCTCTCAAGTCTTTGCTCCCAGGATGCTAAAATTGACTCCTATGTGAAGACTGCTACAGACCCTGTAATTGCTTCAATTGATAAGTATCTATCATCCGCAACTTCAAAATCAGTTCTTGTTAAACAAACTGTAAATGAAGTTACTAAGACTGTTGTATCTACTATTACTGAGATTCTTAAAGAAACTACAGGCACTGTTGATACTATTAAAAATATGATCAGTGAGGAATCTGGTGCATTAGAAATTATTGAATCTTGGGAAAAGAATAATGAGATTTTCAGTGCCAAAACTAATCTAACAGAGATTGGTAAGATGAATCTTACTGGTGTAATGCAAACATTAATTACATTTACCAGTTCTAATTGCTCAAGAAAATCTTATGGTGCAGAAAATACTTCGGGGTGGTGGCCATTATTTGGTCTCATAAATTCTGAAACCAAGTTAAAGAACATAGAATCTATTAAAGGATCTATCAGTGACGGTACTGATTTGTTTAGTGCTATCTTCTCTGATGCAGATCCTAATGTTTCTGCATCTAAAAACTATCCTAATGGGTCGTATGATCTATGGTTAGGTAATCCTGGTCGTTTGGGTCAAGTCCATAAGAAATCTAATGGAACAACCTATACGTCTATCTCTTACAATAATGCACACTTTGCTGAAAAGATTGCAAGAGATAAGTTTAGGAGAGAGTTTCCTGATGCAACACAGGAGCAAATTGACACTAAAGTAAAGGAATATATTAAAACTTCTACAGGCGGGAAAGGAGATACTGGATCTCTTGTTGCCGATCATATTTCATATGCGGGGAATCTTACCAGAGAAGTGCATGGCGATGATTGTAAATTAGTAGACAAGAGTTATGCATTGACAGTTGATGGCGATTATCATCTTAAAGTCACTGGTAACTGTCATATTGAAGTTGGTGGTGGATTCTACTTTAGTGCCGAAGGTTCTCCAATGCTGGCAGACAGTAATTCTGCTATACAAAAACATGCTATCAAGTTTGGGTCGGACGTTGATGTAAACGTTGTTGGATCGAAGTTTGAATTGCAAGCAACAGAATCTGTTGTTTCTTCGGTAGTCACAAAAATTACTGGAAATATCTATGAGAATTCGTGCCAACAGCAGACTAATAGTGCTTTAGAGATGATTCTTTCAGCAGAAAGTTCTATGATTATGTCTACACCACATCTTCTTCAGTTAATCAACGTTGAAGAATCGTCACCTCCTAAAGTAAACACCGGCATGAGAACAGTAATTGTTGGTGGCAATGAAACATACATCAATCCTACGAATGCTGCGGACTATCGCATTAATCTTACGAATAAGAAAGCGGCGTATATTGAGACCATAACTGAGGGTCTATATAGTGTGAAGATCGGGGACACTTCAGTAGTGTCACACTCCTCTTGACGCTCTCCTCTGGGTCTGCTATAATTAGAGGGTAATCAAGGGAACCTCCCGATGCCCGACACTCAACTCGCTCACGTCTTCATCAACTTTTCTAAGCGATCTATTCAGATTCTTGATGATGAGGGTTATGAGAAGGAAGTCGAATGGAAATTTGACGAAGAGGGTTCTGTAGGATTTGTAGAGACGGTCTCCGAACTACCCAAAATCCTCGACAATGACATGATCACTTATTGCTTTGCTGTACAATGATTGGACCTATCGGTATTACTCTGCGTCAAGCAGAAGATCACTTTGATTTCATTCTAGATCTAACAGAGTCTCAAAATGTGTGTTGGAAAATCACCCGTCCTGATGGACAATCTGTTATGATGGTTCCTGTCAATGAAATTCCTCCCATTCCTGAAGAAATTAAGGATGAGGTGGAAGAGTTTCGCAAAAGTTTTCTAGAAAATGTTGGTGTGACTGATGAGACCTGAAACCAGAAAATCGATGGAAATGTTATTCCATGCTAAATGGAACTTGCCAAAAGCGGCAAAGAACTGTAATTTGACAGAAAAGGAGATGAAAATTACATTCAACGAATACTGTGCTTTTCATCCTCCAACTTATGATGGGAGTGTGGCGGAATCGGTAGACGCACCAGACTTAAAATCTGTTGAGAATTAATCTCGTGGGGGTTCAAGTCCCCCCACTCCTACCTATAATATCTTATGGAACCTTTTTATCACATAGTAGATGATGCTCTTACAGAAGAGCAAATGAGTGCTATGAAAGATTATTCTCAGCATAGTTTTCATGCTGGAGATCTACATAAGTATCACAATGTAGAACCTTTTCATCCTATTGTTGAAATAGCATCTCAGTATTATAATCTAGATAATGCCAAATTCTATGAGGTTTGGCAACAAAATAATGACAGACCTAAAGGATGGCATCAGGATAAAGATGAAATTCTTTTCCAAAATATGGATATGCTATCTTTCCCATTATGTTCTACAATCTATTATCTACATGTAGGTGATGATTTGGAAAAGGGTCAATTGTTGATTGAACATCCTGATACTGGGAAAAGAGATTATGTACAACCAATCACTAATAGATTGGTTATATTTGGTCCTGCAATTAATCATTATGTTGAACCATTTACCGGAACTAGACATTCTGTGATGTGCAATCCTTGGCCAAGAATGATTGGAAGAATTAATTCCCGTCCTGGTTTCTAATTTCCAGTTAAAGAATTAGTGGCGAGCCTGCAACCCTCAAACCCTCCTACATATGTCAGACCTCAGTGATTTTTCCCCTGGCGGTTTAGAAGTAACACCCGTCAATCTTTGTAGATTGCTGAGTGAACTGGAGGGTTCTTCTCAACTCCTAAAGTACATGGGATT